GATCCAAGTATCGTATAACAGGGGGAACAGCACCAGTATTATCAGTGTCACTGATAAGTTTATTAAAATCAAGACCGTCACGATTCCACTCATACATCTCCCATAAGCGTTTACTTACAACCCCATTTGATTCTTCTTCAAAACATTTTGTACAACTAGCAGGAACATTTCCTTCCAGCATGGTCAATCTCACACTACGCATATATTGATTATTAAATGCTTCCAATGGAGTTTCACGTCCAAAGTTCGCAGGCACTCCATCTTCTTTCTTAACTAGACCCACAGTATGATCTCCTGTGGCAGCTCCGCTGGCATTGGTGACACAGCATAATCTAGCGTCACCATTGGGGCGTGTGGCCAAATGAATCCAAGGCAATGCACAAAAAGTCTTACTTCCGGTCTTTTCTTCAATGAGCTTTATATAATTCTGTATCTTATGCACGGTCTAAATACCTTAATAATGGACTCAACCCGACTGGCTGATTATCACGGAGAGCAATATGTATTGCAGGTGTTGGGCTTAAATTGAAATCCTGACACAGCTTAAAGTAGTTATCCCCGTGTTTGTTCCATAAGTAGTCTGATTGGAAATTTGATAAGAAATGATTTGCTATCATAATCGGTGCGCGAAGCAACATATGAAAATAATTCATTATACTGATGCTGTCTGGCTGTTTGTTTTTTGTCCAGCGTAGCCCTACACGATTCCATCCTAGTCCTAGTCCTTTACTCAAACTTATCCCGACAGACCTAATCGATGGATGAGATAAATCAAAGTTGATTCCGCGGCAGCAAGTAAGCCAAGCGCCGTCCACATGTACACTAATTCCCTTGTCTCTCGCTTCATCTAATATCTCCGTCATTTGAGTATGTACTGCTCCTGTGCTAGGAAATGGCATAGCAATAACTAGAGGAACGTTTTCTCGTAACAGTCCTGGTCTAGTTCCCAAATTGCCTAATCTACTGTGGTATCTATAATCGTCAATCAGAACTTGTGGTTGGCATTGCATATAGATATTGTCAATATACTGCGTACATCCTTGCATGATATCTATTCTGTCAAAAGTATCTAGTCCGGTTATATTATTAAGTTTGCTATTGTCTAACCAGTCAGCCATAGTTTCTTTAAAATTAACATAGATATTATCCGATATATCTTTGTCCAAGTTCCCATCTAGCACTTCTTGTATAGTTTCTTCTATCAAATGGTCACTAAGGGGTTGGGGGCGCTCAGTTTCTAACCAGCGATCGGAATAGTCAGTTGCTATTTTAATTCTCATGTACTATCTGATCTCTCGGTTGATAAAAATCGGCAGACGGAGCCCTTCCACATGTTCTAGCACATGTTATTAAACTACGATTGTCCCAATATTCATACCATAAATTTTGATAGCCATCTGATTCAACAATTTGCTTTATACTGTGTTTAACTGCATTTAGTTTATCTATACCGCCAAACGATTTAACTATGTCGTGATACTGAGATAACATTTCGTACCTTACTTCGTATGCATCGTTCTGATCTATATAATTGTAGGGTGTGCTGGCTATCCAGCAACAGGGAAATACATTCTTGAAAGCATCTATATAAACTTCTTTTCTATTTAAAGATTGGCAGTCAATAACTGACTCCGCTACTATCTGTTTATAAGCATTGATAGTATTTTTATCAATAAATTTTAGAGGAATATCAGATGCTGGTTCAATCGCATGTGTAACATTACCAGTTTTATCTACTACATCTACTTTGGGTTCAAGGATAAAACGAGAGCTATTTTTTACGGTAAATTTAACAAATCCTAGATCGTTGCTCATCCGTCTGGCTTCATCGACTTGATCTTGATTGTGTTTAAATCTTATATAGCACCATTCGGCTATTCCGCCTGCGGCGATAAATGCTTTGGCATTTTCTATTATATTTTCAAAACTAGTTCCAATGCGGTAAATGCTATGAGTGTCACTTAGGCCATCTAGTGCAAATACTACTGTATGATTTTTTGGCAGTGCTTTGGCCAAACTGCTCCACCAAGTGGTAGTCCTAGCACTGCCATTAGTGTGTATGCGTACATTGAGATCGGGGTTGATCTCTGTAGAATATCTACACATATCAACTAGTTGTTTGTTTAATATAGGATCTCCAAAATTTCCACAAAAGAAAAATCCGTTTACTTGATTGAGTACTTCGGGAGTCATGATAGTTTTGAAATCTTCCAAAGACCAATCATTTAATTTTATTAAAGGATTCTCTATGCCTCCATTACGATTGCGAGAACACATGGGACAACTGGCTTGGCAGTTGTTGGTAATCTCTAAATGTACATCTAACAACTCGTTGAAGCGAAACATTATTTCAGTCCTAACTCTTTACGTATGCTAGTAGCACTAATATTCGTAATGTTGTCGTCAAATGTTTCTTCCCCTGATGTATAGCCTACGCCGCGACCCCAACCGATGTGTACAATGTTAGGAACAACTTGTATTTCATACTGCCCTTGATATAGCGGATCTAAATCACGTTTGATAAAACTCTTAACTTTTTGTACTTCGAACGGATTGCTACCTTGCCAACCTTGCACATCACGAACTTGTATGATGACTTGTCCAGTCTTGGCCAACAGGCGCTCGAACAGCGCACGATGACCATCATGCCAGGGTTGCCAACGACCCAGCATCTGGACAGTTTCTTTCTTCCAATCAAATACAGGACGACGTCGATTATCAATAATATGATCAGCAATAAAGTCAGCCCATTTTTCTGCATCTTGTTCTGTGATACGGAAGTCATACACTTCAGGTTCCTGGAACATGGCATTAGTATCAGCATAGCGACCTTCGCGGATAGTGTCCACCCAGACGATCCAATCTGCTTTGTAGTTGTTGCGCATTTCGACTAAAGGTGCAACAAAGTCAGCAATGGCAAATTGAGTAGTGCTAGAATCTGCTAGTTCTCGCATACGTTTGCTTTGACGAATACGTCCTTCGTGACTAAAATCCCAATCATTAAATTGTGCGCGAACTGCATCAGCATTATAATGTGTGGCATTTAATTTTGCCGTTAGCGCAGTTGCTAATGTTGTCTTACCTGCGCCCGGCAGTCCCATTATTAAAATACGGTGTGTCATGTTTTTCTCCCTATGATCATCCAACGTGTGTACAGTGGTAACACTAGTTCTCCTGCCCACTCTACATTAATTTTTGATTGTTCTTTAAATTCTTCTAGGCTATCGGCTGTTCGGATATGCTCTTCTATTTTATAGTTATTACTTTGCAATACTAATAGTTGATTAGTCTGGCGTTTATCCAGCCATACTTCGTACTGCTCTTGTGTTATATGTTCACAACTGGTATTAATCACAACATCAACAAACGATATTAGATTACACATGTCGCCGGTGCTAGCTTGGAATCTACCCTGCATCTCTTCGACCTTGTTCATGATGATCGCAATATGCTCGCAATTAGGATCAATGTCAAGGCTGTAAATTCTTTTAATAGGAATACTACTTTGAAACAGCATACTGGCCAGCACCCCTACCCACCCGCCGTGTATTTCGATACTGACCGGATCTTCCTTAATTGAGATTTGCATACTCAGTGCTTCAATTAACCATTCTTTACTTTTAAGTTGGCCAGACCAGAATGCATCCATTGTACGCATGGGATTTGTACTTTGGCGAATGGCCTGCATCCAATGGTGGACATGTTCTGTGTCTATTAACATTAGTAGTTCCTTGTAAATTGTATATATTGTTTTATTTTTCCAAACAAATTAAATGGTTTATGAATAGGTAAATCATTTTGGATGTCAAGATGATTTAATATTTCTTTGCTATAAGTTTCCTGACATTCAATTCCTGGATGTCTTTTATCTAATGCCAATGGATAATTTTCTCTCATCTTAGTTATATAAACCGGTATGTGATTAATAACGGTATCATTAAATCGTAGTATAGGTAATTCTTGTTTTCCAGGAATAATATTATAAACTTTGATATGTTTTGATTCTAAGAACATATTAGCATGACTAACAAATAGTCTAGACATTATTATACTGTCGTGTGTATCTTCATAGTGTTTATAGTACAGCTGGTCATTCCATGGCCCGATATCAATAATATTTTGATATTTAATAATGGCCGACCTTTCACTAAAACTCCATAATATGAATACAACATCAGTTTCTTCATATTCAAAATTAGTTATAGTGTGCCAGATTCTTTTATTGCTGGCTCCGGGTGAAGATAGATTAATACAATCTCTGTGCATGTATTTTGCAACAATGGAAGACCAACCTAATTTGCTATGGGTATCACCTGGTTGGTTAGGCGGGATAAAGCAATCCGGCAATCCGTGGCCATATGTTAGCGAACATCCGAACGCAATTAATCTTTGCATTTTGGTATTTTGCTGTCAGCACTACTGACACACCTTTCTGTTGTGCAACGTTTAGGAGCAGAAAATAAACTAAAGTTTTCTATAGTACCTAATGGTTCATCTTTACAACTGTATGCTCTCTTAACTTCGTTACCTCTTATTATAACACTTTGATATCCGCTATTGCAAGTCCAATTGGTAAAACTATTAAATCCTAACGCATTAAATCTTTCTGCTTGATCTATATAATAGTCTTGTGATCCATCATTAAGTCTAATCTGAAAACCTTCTTGTTGTTCAAAATCATCCTGCATGATCTTAATCATTTCAGGAGTATAGCCTTCTACAACGGCTGTAGCAGAATCATTGCTTTGCGGTTTAAGAGTTACATTAATTCCAAGTTTACGAAACCGTTCACAACGTTCCAGTGTTTCATAAAACTGCCCGGGCACCATCACTTGGTTAATTGTGACATGGACCAGGTCCTCCTTCAGTTGGAGACACTTGTCACCGAACTCCTGCTCCTTGGCAAACTCTGCGTGGTAACTGGCTGTGATGCTTCTGCGCTGTAACAAACAAGTTATGTTGTGCCAATTGCGCCACCATGCCAACCCAGGACTCAGATTAGTGGTCATATGGATACTTTGGTAAGAGCTTTGAGTTTCGTCCAAGTGTTTTATCAATTGTGGAAATTGTTTATATGCTGTCGGTTCACCACCGCTGAAACTCCAATGGAATTGGCTAAACCCATTTTGACGAGCTTGACGTTTTATCTCATCTATAGTAGACTTGTATACATCTAAGGTTTGGTAATCCATCTTGTCACTGCGAGCATAAGGCCAACAGTAACTACATTTGTAATTACAGAATCTCCCTAGGATCCAACTAACGTTAAATAATGGACGATCCAGCATTGTTTGCTGTCCAAAATGTGTAATCTTTTCGAATGGTATGGTTGAAAATTGCATTGACAGTATTTAAGTGCGAATGTATAATTAGCTGGTAGACGTGAGTGGAACGTGGTATACCTCCTCCTAGTAAGCTGACCCCCAGCTGAACGGAGGGAATTGGGCTAGCCCATTGGGCGCCTTTGCAGGTTCGAATCCTGCCGTCTACACCAATTTAATAACAGACTAATCAAATGAAAAAAGTAGCATCAAGTCCTGAACGTAATACTTTCCAAGTAGAAGGAGCAATTAGACGTGCGAAAGAAGAAGGCGAAGAGCTCGATCAAGCATACATTGAAATGTGGGAACAGATTAAGATCGATGATGCTAACAAGATACACGATCCCGAATGGCAAAAGAACAACATGGAATATGACTTGCGCTCAAGCAAAGAACTATGCGACAAAGTAAAGGCCAGCGATAGTTATGCCCAAAACTTATATGCAGCCATGTGCAATATGCAATGGCAAAGCAGGGAGTTTTGGCAAGAGTTAAAGGGCGAACTATGGTCAGCCAGCTGGCGTCATAGTGGTGGCATCGTTGCCGACATGCGTGAACAAGGCGACTACATTGATTGGTACTGTAGCGGTATTGGCAACGATGATGACGGTTACGGATTAGACTCTCGCCCAGCAAGTGAATATGTGCCAGAAGGTACTGTAACTGAAGAAATTGAACTAGATCTAAATCGGTTAGGTTGGAGGCCGGTTCCGTGGAATGATGATTAATAACAGATTAAATAGTATTATGGAAAAATTAACATTTAAAGTAGAAGATATTTTTGAAGACATACCCGGCGATCCGGATAATGTCATTATGAGAATACCCCCAGAAATCATTGAACACACTGGATGGAAAGAGGGTGATACCCTTGACATAGAAATTGAAGATGGAGCTATTGTTATCAAAAAATTATGAGTAACAAAGATAATATACTAGAACTAACAGGAGTGGTTGATGAAGTATTGCCAGCTAACATGTTTAGGGTCAAAGTAGAAAACATGCCAACCTTACTGTTATGCTACATGGGCGGCAAGTTAAAACAACACAAGATTAGAATCATTCAAGGTGACTCGGTTAAAATTGAAGTCAGTGCTTATGACCTAAGCAAGGGCAGAATAACTTATAGACTATGAACTCAATAATGGAAATCGTTTGTGCTATCTGTAACAATGTAAGGGCTGGCACAAAGAAAGGCCTAAATTTCCAACAGCTGATAAATCGAGTTCGGCGTGAGTTTAAATCGAGTGATATACAAATAAAGATATCTGCAAAGAGAGATAAGACTCTCAATGAAGATTGCATTTATGTAAATGGCTTTTATGATCCTGAAGACGATCAAGAAAACGAATGCCCGATTGAGTTAATTGTAACACATAACTTTTCAAAAGATCTCCTATGGTATCCTATGAACTCTACCCTAGTATTGACACAGGTATTTGATACAGTCGTACACGAACTAAGACATCAACGACAGTATAGAAAAAGAAAATTCAAAGTCGGTCCAGAACGTGGCACTGGACATAAAGAATATCTAGCAGACCCAGACGAAATCGATGCATACTCAATAAGCATTGCTACTGAACTGGTTCGTAGTTTGGGCAGGATTCGAGCACTTCGTTACATGCACAACATCAATACACTCAGCCGTTTCAAATTAAACCAACAGTTTGTTAGCCCTTGTTTGAGTATGTATGTGGGTGAGTTCCAAAATACTTCAGATCCAATAATCAAAAGTTTAACCAAAAAGGTCTATATACGCCTAAAGAAGATTGACACAGATGTAGTTTTCCTGTAAAATACAAAGTATATTAACTCATGTAGCGAGCGAGCAATGTCCAAAAAAGAGTTTCCCACACAGCAAGTTTTAGAGCTAGCCTGTGCGGCACAACGATTAAATGGTGCTTATATCAAAGAGGATGCGCCAGTGTATTCGGAAGATGGTGCGTTCATGTATCTCAAACATGCCAATAAGATGCAGATGCTTTGCACACTGGATTATACTGTTTGGACTGCTGATCCAAAAGAGGCACCAATGCCACTCAAGGTTATGCCTGAAGATGTTGCGCTAGCAGAAGAGATTAAAAAGTACTACAAGAGATTGTTGTTTGCGGCTATCGAAGGCGAAAACGATTTCCAAAC